AAATGGAATTAGGCCAGCGGGTGCAGGGGAAGCCGCCCGACGCCAGGGTAGATGATTTGTACTCAGTTTACAATGCGGCGTTGAATGCTATTCATCCTGGTTATTATATGTTTTTATATCAGCAGATCGTGGGCGGTTTTAATCAGCAGATGTGGAATTTTTCAATTAATATGGAGGGAGCGTCTTCATGGAATACGGGAAAGAGGAATTGGTAGCATTGGTTAGCACTACGCGGCCGAGCATAACGATGGCAGCTAAACTTACGTTAAATGGTTTAATGCGGTTCAGCGGCAACCAATGGCACGAGGATTGGGAATGGGTGTTGGAGAAGCTGGAGGTATTGCCGGTGGAGGAGTTGGAGAGGATGTATTATGCTTTCAGGAAGGTTATAGTATGAGAATCCTGGATTATGTATGCTCTCCTGGTCACCAGAGGGGAGCCAACGATAAGATGGTGCAGAGGTTAAAGGATAATACTTGTTGGGAGCCGGGGAGAGAAACGGAGTTTTGGTTGGTTATGGAGCATAGTAGCCAAGTGGTTGTGGCTATGGATCGGAAGAATTTTCCTAGTAGTAGGCCCGGGGGGAGTCCATTAACTCGTGCGCTGGTAGATGACCTCAAGGTCAGACGTAGAGATTTTGTGTTTTATTATTTGGGGATGAAAGGAGATTTGGGATGGTACGCAAACCAAGGTCCGGTTTCGGCAAGGTGGGAATGAGCAAAAGGCGCCAGCGGCTAATCAAGAGGGAGTGGCTGGCGGATCAGCAAGCTTTATTAAAAGCATTAATGGGAATGGATTTTAACGTGAGAAATAATCCTCCATATAGTGTGGGGGGAATTCAGCAATATATTAAAGGAGAAATTATGCCACAGGAATCATTAATTAAAGGTATCGCAGCAGGCGAATCTTTCAGAGAGGTTTTGGATAATCGCATTAAGCGGTTGGAGTTAGAGATAATTAGAACGATTAACGAGTTCGAGTTAGACACTGGTCTGGTTATGCAGTCAGGTGTTTATCCGAGGCGTTCCGGTACGGCAGAGAATGTTGTGGTAGTGATAGAGGGTATGCACTTTAATCGGTTTAGCGAGAGAGATTATGTCTCGGCACCGGGATTATCGGCAGTCCCCGATGTTCTACGATAAGGCAGTTGTAGAGACCCAGCCCGAATGGTGGGAAGAGGTAACACTGGTAATGCTAACTAAAATACAAATGGATAAGTTGTTTAATTTATTAAGCGGGAAGGAATAATTTATGTGGATAAATAAAGAAGAATACGAAAAGCTTCAATGCTGTAAAACCAAAATGCAGGAGATAGATGCTATTGAGGAAGCAGTTAAAGGAGCGATATGGGATAATATCGAAGTCGGGAAACGATACGTAGGTATGTTTATAGATAGGGGAATGTTCCATCGTACTGTAGGCGTTAGGGTTATAGAGCTGTCGCCTAATAAGGAAATGGTGAAAATTAGCTATCGCGGCTGGATTACGCCAAAGGAGTTTATGGATAAAGTTATATGCGAACTGGAGAGGAATCATGCGGCCCAAGTATAGAGTCGACCTCCGGCTGGATAAGAAGTCGTCCTTTGGTGGGAAAACTAATAAGGCAGAACTCCAGGCAACAAAGAAAGCTTTCGAGGATGAACATGCCAGAAGAATTGCGGAATGGAAAGCTCAAGGCGAACGGGATGCTATAGCAGCTATTGACTTAGAGAAAGAACGGGATAAAGCCAGGAGGGAACAAGAACAGTTCGTCCGCAATGAAGAAATGCGCCGTATTAATGCTAACTCAGATCGGCGGAGTTTCGATGGTGGTAGAACCGGTTACACATGTGGCTCCGGTATCGCAGGCGTTAGCGGTTCCTGGCAGGGTTGGGTTGATCCCGAAGAAGAAAAAAGAAAAGAACAAGAACGATTGTATGAGAAATGGGTCAGGCGAGGAGGAGGCATAAGTGGCTAATATGGGATTAATATCAGGGCGAATACCGGACGCCGGCGGGATAGATGAATATATCTTTGTCCAGAAGTTTGGGCCGCATCTCTGGCCGATAGCGCACATGGAAAGAGATGGTGTATTCGGGTTTCTAAAATTAATGAACTTTCAAGGTGACTATTTCCCCAATCGCGCCCCTTACGCTGCAAGAGCAGAACTGGAACAGCAAATAGAGGAGGATATTAAAAATGCGTTTAGCTAAAAGGAAATCGATCGATGTAAGGCTGCGAAAAATATATGGTGGGCCTGATTGGCTGTGGCGCACTATCCCGCATGAGCGGTCGGCTAGCGGTATAATAACCTGGAAGTCCCTTATATTTTGGGGTGGTATGAAAAGCCGGTTCGGCGCAAGCCGCCAATTAGATATGGTAATAGCAGATAGAATTCTTAACGAACAACTTACATTAGACTTAGGCAAACTTGCCTGGAGGTTACAATCATGGTAACAGTACATGTAGAGCGAGATATAAAGAGCTTCTTTAACTTCGTCAGCCAACCCCCAATAATGGTCCGGATTCGAGATGTAACAGATGACCTGAAATGGGATTTGATTAAACTTGTTGGGAAGAATTTTCCCGGGCAAGTCCAGTATATGAACAACCCACGGCTAGCTGCGATAACCATAAGTGAAGAGATGAAAGATTTAAGAGGTACATTCAGCGGTATTTTATTAAGAGATATTCATAACCAATTATCAAAGGCAATAGATGAAAATCGTAGCGAACATAATCATGAAGGACGAATCTCGACATATTGGTGATTGCATCAGGTCGCTGAGGGAGTCCAATGTAGATGAGATTTGGTGTCTCGATACCGGGTCCAAAGATGACTCACGGGAAATAGCAATTACGGAAGGCGCGAAATTGTACCAGTCAAAATGGCAGGATTTTAGTACCGCTAGAAACTTCCTCTTGCGATTAATGGAACGGGGAGATTGGGTTGTCCAAATTGATGCCGATGAAAGATGCAGAGGTGACCTGAAAAAAGAAATCGATAAGGCAATGACCAAATATATCGGGTCTATTGTCGTGCAAGTTATTGGACCCCTCACAGAACAAGGACTACAGCGGGGTTTCATAAAAAGCCCCATAAATCGATTGTACAGGGCGTTTAGAGGCTTAGCCTATACTAACTTAGCCCACGAAGAGGTGATTTCCGGGCTGGAAAAGGCAAATATTAGATTTGGGGATGCTGAGGAAGTTTTCTTCATCCATCATGGCTACGATATCCCGTTCGAGGATATGGTTGCGAAAATGCAGAGGAATAAAGTTCTTTTACTCCAAGATATTAAGGAAGGGCGAGATACCGCATCCCAAAGATATCACCTCGCCCAATGTTATCAAACCGAAGGCAATTATGCCGAGTGTATAGATAACTATAAAGCTGCCATTTTGCTGGGATTGAAAAATCCTCTAATGATAGCCAGATGTTTTAAACATGGATATAAATGGGCAATCCAAAATAAAGAAATAAAAGATAGCCAGTGGTTCCTTGATGCCGCTACGCTTTATGAACTAAAGGAAGATTGGGTGAAACAATGAAAGATGTGGGTGGTTTATGGCACGAAGAAATGAAAAATGATATGCACCGGAGGTTCAATGAAGATTGGGCCTAACATTAACACAAAGCTCCTTACAGCCTACATGGCGCTATCTAACTGGAAAATGGGTTTTAATAAGATGGATTTGTATGAATACTTAAATGGCCAGTTTACCCAGGATTTAGACTTTGCTCTCAGAGAATCCTGTTACGGAATTTCAGATGATTTAAAATTAACTAATGAAAGTTTACAATGAGTCGCTCATATAACAAGAAAAAATATCGCTACATAGCGAACGAATTTTGGAATGATAAATATATCCAAAGTTTAGAACCAATAGAAAAATACGCCTTCCTGTATTTTCTAACTTGCCCTAATTTCCATATCTCTGGTATATACAATATATCGCTGAAGAGGGCGGCAATCGAAACCGATTTAAGCGACGAATTGCTTATCGGATGCCTGGATAAGTTCGCTTTAGATGGCAGGATATTCTTTGTGTCAAACGCATGGATAATCATACCTAGGTCGTTGGCACATAAACCACTTAACTCATCCATCATGACAAACGTCCTGAAGGTGATAAGTGAACTGGGTCAATCGGTTATAAATTCAAATGGTTACAAGCTGTGGCTTAAAAGTATTTCAGCTATACTCGATGCAAGCGAAATTAACCTAAACGAGATAAAGGCAATTAAAAAACTATTAAATATTTTACAATAACTTGACTTTCGATGTTTGATCTTGTATATTGCAATTGTCAAAATACTAATTATCGAAAGTACAAATCATGAAATTAATCAATCACAAGGTAGGTGGTAGCAGTAATGCCCACAAAAATCCTCACCTAGTTGGTATTTTGACACTGCCTTGTGATGAATTTTGGAGCCATTATGAAAGACGCATTTTATTTTTCTCACGATTCTAATGCCAGGCATGACCCAAAAATAGTAAAAATGCTCACAAAGTACCCAATGGGGTATCAATGGTATTTTATGATAATAGAAATCCTCAGAGAACAGGATGGGTACCGTTATCCATTAGATGAATATAGTGAAAATGCAATTGCATACGAATTACATATAGAATCCGAAAAAGTTAAACAATTTTTGCATGACTGTATTTTTTCTTTCGGTCTCTTATCTCAAGATGAAAATTATTTTTGGAGTGAAAGTTTGCTTTCAAGGATGGAAGCGCTTGATTCAAAACGTCGCAAAATGAGTGACAATGCGAAGGTAAGGTGGTCATCCAAAAGCAATGCAATTGCATTACAAAAGGATAACCAATTGCAATCCAAAAGCAATGCAAGTAAAGTAAAGGAAAGTAAAGTAAATCTTAAAGAAAAAGTAAAAAAAGAAAGTATTGATTTACATAGGCCAAATAATGCACAAGAAGTAATACAACTATTTACCGAACGAGAATATATTAATCCTCCTGTACAGGCAGAAAAATTTTATAACTATTACGAATCCAACGGATGGAAAGTTGGGAAAAACCCAATGAGAAATTGGAAGGCAGCAGCCGCCACCTGGAATTCAAACAAATTTACAACCAATGGAACGGTCGTAGCCCCTACACCTAGAGGCACATCTGTCCCACTTGAAAGGCTACCTTACGATGAACCAGCACACTAACGAAATTCTTGAAAACCAGATCATCGGGACATTGTTATTCAACAATCACCATATACCTATCTTCTTGGAATACAAGGGAGATAAGAACATCTTCTACCTGGATAATACAAACCTGGTGGTGAGCATGATGCTCGAGGTCTATGACGAAGCCGGGTCGGTGAATACCATCAACCTGGTAACAGAATTGGCTAACCGCGGACTGCTCGAAGCCTGCGGTGGCACACACGCAATCCTCTCCTACACAGCTGACGTAATGGTTACGCATAATTTTGAACACTACTTACGGCAACTGATGGAGTTCTACTACAAGCGCGAAGCTGTAAAGCAAGGGAAAGCGCTGATACACAAGATCGATTCTAGCGAAGATGTGTTTGACACTATCGATAACCATCTTACCCAGATGGAGAAATTGGTCGATAGGGGTATGAAACGCCAGGACAAAGATGCCCACACCAGCGATGTTGTGGACCTGATCGAGAAACGTAAATCTGGTTTAATTAAGCCCTACTACACCTACATCCGCGAATTGGATGCAGTAACCAGTGGATTCGCCAAACAAGACCTGGTGCTGATAGCTGGCAGGCCATCTATGGGTAAGACAGGGTTGGGGCTAACAATCGCTAATAATATGGCCAGACACAAAGTGCCAGTGGCGTTCTTCACTATGGAAATGAGCGCAACCGCAATATACGACAGGCTTATCGGCTTCAATAACGGGATAGATTCCAAACGTTTGCGTACCGGGCAGATCAGCGATTATGAGACAAGCGAGATCTTCAAGTATCTGGGTGAGCTAAAAGAGCTACCATTGTACATCAACGATAGGAGTGGAATGACAGTCGGTGAAATAAAGGCGCTTTGCAGGGATTACATCCGGAGACACAAGGTAGAAATCGTGTTCATCGACCAACTCTCACACATCAAACCCGTGAAATCTCTGGACAAAAAAGAGAGGGAAGTGGGTATAATTTCAACGAGTTTGAAGGCTATGGCAAAGGATTTAGACATCCCCGTGGTTCTCCTTACCCAGCTCAACCGGGGAACAGAAACCCGGGCTTCTAACCGACCAATGCTTTCAGATTTAAGAGATTCGGGATCGCTAGAGAATGACGCAGACACGGTCGTATTGATTTACCGCCCAGAATACTACGGTACTGCAACATTTGAGGATGGGGAATTGACGCAGAATAAGGCAGAGCTTAATGTTGCGAAGGGAAGAAATACAGGGACAGGGAAAGTGGTCGTTGAGTACAATACCCAGCTGGCTCATTTCCAATCTAGAAAATACTCAGAAGACCCGTTTTAAGCAACGGAAATCCCCTTACCCTAACCAAACTATGGACTAGGGGGTAAAAATTGAATGGCGGGCAAGCCAGGTGGCAAAAACAATGTTTATAAACTCAGGAGAGAACATGGAAATCGAAAGAAAACTTTACAAGGAAAATTTGGGGGAGATCCACAACGAACTCCCAATCGAGCAGAAATTCGACTATGACGACATAGAACTGTACTTTAACGCCAAGAAATTGTTAATACTTACGGAAGAAGGCTTACATGATATCTTAACTAGATTCATTAACCTATTCATTCTAAATGAATTAAGTGGTATAAACAATAGAGATGGCACTAGGACGTTGTACCGACACCGGAGAGAACTAATGGAAAAATTCGTGGAGGCGAAAACGATGCTGGAATTACCGCCGGAAATCCAGCCGATAATCCGGCACGAAGGATTAAAATTAGCGAACTACCTCTTGCATAATACGCTGGAGTAGGAACATAAATTAACTAACTATTAGGAGCACGCATGGCATTGAAAAAATTAACGGGTATGTATGAAAGTAAAACCAAAAATGGTGATATGTACCTCAGTGGAAAAACACAGGAAGGAGTTAAATATTTTGTATTTAAAAATAATGACAAAAAAAGTGACAAGCATCCCGATTGGACGCTTAGTGTGGAAGAGAAAGATAACAACGATTACCCAGAACCAGCTGATATTCCATTTTAAAGTGGAGCGGGTCAAATGGTAGAATTATATCTTGGGAACTGTCTCGACAAGATGGAGACGATACCCGATAAGTATGTCAATATGATTTTAACCGATCCGCCATTTGGGCAAAATCTGGAATACGGACGAGGACAACTCGGGACACGGGTTATTAAGAATGATGATAACCTGGATTGGTTAGATGAGTGGGCCCATGAAGCCTACCGTGTGCTAGCAGATAAAAGCCATTGCGTTATGTTCTGGCAATGGAGAACATATCCAATATTGGCAGAAGCAGTAATCCGGGCCGGATTTACAATCCGGACGGTTGGCGTTTGGGATAAGAAAAATGCAGGTCTATCCGGCGGTGGGCTTGCTGAACAATACGAGCAAATTGTGGTGCTCAAAAAGGGGGATGCGAAGCAGAATTTCTTTAGAGGTAATGTATTTAGATACGCGCGGGAAGCGGGACGCCCCATGCACCCGCATCAAAAACCAATACCGCTTTTAGGGATGCTGTTATCGCTATGCAGCAAAGAAGGGGATATCATACTGGATCCATTTATGGGTTCTGGCAGTACCGGAGTCGCAGCTGTAAAATTGCAACGGAGCTTTATAGGATGCGAGACAGAATTAATTTATTTTGATAATGCGAAAGATGTAGTAGGTAACGAAGAAAATAATCTGCAACTATTTGCTAATTAAAGAAAAGTTGATTAAGTTTGTATCGTTAAAAACTTGGTTGATTCTATACCGCTTCTGGGTAACTCGGTTACAATAAGGCCCAGCTCTTCCATTACTTCACCTAGACGAATAGGAGGTCTCCCTCCTGTTTTTTTTTATTGCAATCCCCAACAATCTTTCGTATCTTTGTATGTTAGCTAACACTTACATATAGGGGGTATTCTATGGCAAGATATGCCAAAAAAACAGTAGTAGTCGATGCCTATCAAACAGACCTGGCTGGGGACTATGGCGTACTAGGCTCTTTAGTTACAGACGATTGGATTCTTCATACGGCAGCAGGATTACTCCTGACTCTCGATAGTGCCAACTTCGCTATCAAGTACACCGCTACCAGCGACTCCGCGACGCTTACGGGAACTGACGTACTCTAAATCGTTGTAGAAGGTAGCACAGGGACGGCGCAATACATTAATCCTGTGGTGAATAGGATCCCTACGGTTAGAGTATTGTATATGAACATAATCGGCATATTCAACAAGATAAACGTTTATGCCGAGTTTTTCTAGCATGGTCTCTATGTATAGGTAACTTTCCTCTGCGTTATAACCCTCTATCAAGACATCAATGGCTCTGCCATAAGTATGAGCATCTTTCCAGAAGGTCTTATTCTCCCGGCCGGGAGCATCAAATAAATTAGCCAAATATAATACCACCTCTTTGCCATCGGCGTAAATAGAAGAGATCAAACGCTGCATTAACGCCTGGAACCCGACAAAGATAATAGCGTATGGAGCGCGCGGGTCGCTTATATCATTCGCGGTAAAGCCCCCGAACACTTCTTCAGCACCAACCTTTTGGAGATCGTATATCTTGTGGTGCGCACTCCTGAAACTCCGGGTAAGCCGCAATACCTTCTTGAGACGCCAAAGAGTTTTCTCGCCCTCTAAGCAATAATTCAGAAGCCTTTTTCTGCAATTATGTGCCCGTTTTTTATCATATTCTACTAACTCCTTGATCATTATATTACTTCGCAATGCGAATGTGATAAATTCATCTGTATCGATGTGAAGTCCCATACCATACCGCCCATATATTCAATAATTTATACAAAATTAAAAAGAATTTGCATAAAAACAAAATCATTCTTATTTTTAACATAACTTTTTTAGGAATAAGGGGTTAATATGCCTGATTTAATAAAAAGTATCAACAACCAGCGGCAACAACTCGCAGAATTGATACCAGAAAAAGCAGATTTGGCAGTGCTCGAGCACCATGCCGATATAGCTATCCTCCGTGGCATGAAAAAAATGACAAATATCATGGATACGGATGAATATGAGACTGAATCTGGCGTGAAGATTACGATATACCCATCGGACAAGATAAAGGCGTTTAATGCCATATTGAGCCTTGGGAAATTGGTAGATGTGCGGAAAGAGAGAGAGCGGTCTAAAGAAGACAACTCAATGCAGATACCAGATGATTTGAGGATATAATGCCTAGTATTAATGATTATTTTATACCGACGGAGAAACAGCGCGAAGCCTTCAAATATGTAGGCAAAGGGGGCAGAATCTTCTACGGTGGAGCGCGCGGTGGTGGTAAATCAGCCTTCGCCCTATATGCCGCAGTATCGGCATGCCTCCAATTCCCCAAACTAAAATGCGTGGCAATCCGTGAAACATACGGAGAGCTTGAAGAAGCCTTCATCTCCCCACTACAAACAAAGTACCCGGAAGAACCATTTGGTTATATCTACAAAGACAAGACAAAGACTGCTACCTTCAAAAATGGCTCTAAATTAATATTCAAAGCCTGCGACTCACCGAAAGCCGCCAAGAAAATTCAGGGTATTGAATACCAATTTATGATTATAGATGAAGCACCAAACTTTGACGTAATGACAATCCATAAGCTAACGGGTTCATTACGTTCAGCATTGGCGAATACCTTTATACCAACCGTTCTCCAAACAGGGAACCCGGGCGGTATATCGGATGTCTATTTCCAGACAAGATTCGTTAATCCGATATATAAAGAATGGGAAAGTTACGAACTCAAACACAAAGCGAAGTACATCTTTATACCTGCAAATGTCTACGATAATCCGCATGTTACAGCAGACTACAGGGAAACCCTCGAGGGCCTGCCCGAACACCTGCGCCTCGCCTGGTTAGAAGGGAGGTGGGGGATTTTCGAGGGTCAGTTTTTCGAGGAATGGAACCCCGATATACACGTGGTGGAACCATTTGATATCCCCTCCAATTGGGTTCGGAAATCTGGAATGGATTTGGGTTGGTCTACGAAACATCCGACAGTATGTGTTTGGACGGCGCAAAACCCGGAGACACTAGAGGTCTATGTCTATAGAGAATATACCTGCACAGGCAACACAGAGCAGTACGCCGATGAGATTAATATGCTGGAGGCAGAAGATGGGTACGTTGAGGCATACGCTGACCCCGCAATGTTCTATAAGCAAAAGCCACAAGATGGTTTTGCAGAAAGCGACAGCGATATATTTCTACGGAAAGGGAGATACCTGCAACCAGCTATAAACGATCGCGTGCAGGGATGGCGCGTTCTAAAGCAATGGATCCACCATAACAACAGGCGAGGCCCAAAACTCCGCGTATTCAACGAATGTAGGCTATTAATCCAAACAATGCCAATCTTACGGTACGATATTAACACTCGGATAAAGAAAAACGACATGGATACGAAAATGCAGGATGATGCTGCCGATGCACTCCGTTACGTTATGGTATCCGGGTATCAATACCCTACAACGGAAGATCAGATAGAGCAGGGCACATATGTACAAACAGAACGGCGTAGAGAAGAAAGAGAAAAGAGATACTCTGATTGGGGGATGCAAGCCCCATATAACGACTTCTTGGGATTAAACACATTTTCAGATAAAGCATTATATTAGGGAGCAACATGGCAAACCAAATTCTCGCGACGAGTGCCGGTACCATAAACCTAAGCTCAGATAAGAAAGAAGAAATCTTCGACAGGGTTACACAGAATCTAGATGATGTGTGGCCTATCTTTTACGAGAAAAATCTTATCGGGCTAAGAAATCTAGACTATTATATGGGCCGTCAGTGGACAGACGAAGAGCTAATCGCCCACAAAAGACAGTACCGGAAAGCCTACGTATTCAATGAAACATTCAGCAAGGTCGATCATCTTATCGGGACACAGACGCAGACACGTATGGATGCCAAGGTTATGCCCCGTGAAAAGAGCGATGATCAGAGGGTAGCATTAATTAATTTTATTATTAAATGGTATGAACAGGTAAATGCCATTGAGTACACAGAAACAGAGGTATTTACAGATGCAACAATCAGAGCCGCGGGAGCCTCAGTCATTAGATGGAAAGATGAAGAAATCCAGTACGGGTATCCTTCTATTGAGCCAGTTCCCATCAATGAACTATATTGGGATACTAATAGCCAAAAGATGGATCTCTCAGATGCCAGATGGATGGCTAGAGTCCAGTATAGAACCAGAAGAGAGTGCAAAGAAATGTTCCCGGAACATGAAGGGGCGATTGATAAGATTAGCGAAACGTGGGCCTCGAATAATTATGGGGCGCATGTGCAGAATGTTCTCGATCATAGGCTGGCGCAATCCCAAAGGTTAAGCCATAAATGGAACAAAGACGAAGACTTCATGCCTCTTGTCGAATACTATGAGTGGGAATTAAAACCTACCTATATAGTAGCCGACGAAGTAAGGGACGAAAAGAAGGAGTTTGAAGACCCCGAGGATGCCCTCAGCTACTACGAAGGGCTTATCGAAGGCTATACAGAAGGCGGGGAAATCCTTGTCAATCCTGATGCCTCCCCAAGGGTAGCAGTTGTTTCGGTCATGGAAAGAGATTACTACCAAACGATTATAGTAGGCGACCAGGTTATCACCCACGAGGAGATAGAAACGCCATTCTTCCCATGGGATGTGTGCTTCAGTTATTTCAATAAAGGGGATTACTGGGCTTTCGTAGATAACTTAATATCCCCACAGGATTTGGTAAACAGAGCCTTTTCCCAGTTAGATTACCAGTTAGGTGCCACAGTAAAAGGTGCAGTTACGGTTATACCCTCTTTACTCTATAAAGGCTATAGCATCGAGACCGCGCGTAATGAATGGTCGAAAACATCGCCATTTATACCGGTACTTGACCATAAAGCATTTAGCCCAATACCAGCGGGCAGGATACAGCCGGAGTTATTCACCGAGGTAAACTTCGGTATCCAAAGGATGACTGATTATGCGGGCGGACGTAATGTACTGGGGCAACAGGAAAACGCCGCAGAATCGGGGAGGGCTGTCATTGCCAGAGCCGAACAGGGCGGTGTCGCTCGCTTGCCCCTATTTGATAGGTTAAGATTCTGGAGGCAGAATACAACATATAAAGCCATCTGGTATATAAAGAATTACATGTCGCCGGGGCAAATACTCCGCATAATCGGCAAAGATGAAGATGTGCAGTACGTGGAACTCGATGATGGCATTTTGCAATCAATGAGAGAAATGAAACTTGATGTTATAGTAGACGAAGCAATGAAATCCGACACAGCTCAAGAGCGTTACTTCTTACAACTCAAGGAGTTGTTCGCGACAGTTCAGTATCCTCCAGAGATTACAATGCCACTTATGCTCGAGTATATGCCATTGCCTGAAAGCAAAAAGCAGAAGATACAAAGCATGCTCGGATTCTATACTCAATATAAGCAAGAGCAGGAAGATAAACAGCACCAAGAAACGCTCAAAGAACAAGCAAAGGACTCATACGCCCGCATGCAGATGCGCCAGCAATTGGAGACTTCCCAGCAGTTGGATGACCAGCAGAAAGAAGTTGATAAGAAAACAGGCAGCTTAAAAGTTAAATTAGATGATATCGAGAAGCTTCGTGCGGAGCTACAGAACCCGAATGTCACGATAGAAGAAAAAAATAAATTATACGGGAAACTCAATACTGCACAGGAGTTAGGGCAACGCGAAGCTGCTCAAGCACCAGTGAGTTAGAAAAAATCTTTAAGAAAGACTTGCAAGTCGATGGTATAATTTGTTATATTGTATATAGTTAATTATTTTTTTTAAAAGGAGCTACAATGAAAGTTCAGTTGACCCCCGAAGAAGATGATCTTCCCATCGAGGATTTGGACGATGAATTGATCGATGACGATGAATTAGAACTTCTCGATGACGACGAGGAAGAGTTAGAAGATGATGATGAATCAACCGAAGACGATGACTCGGATGATTTTGACGAAGAAGTTGAAATCAATTGGAAAACGCCCGAAGGCAAAGACTACGTAAAGAAAATGAAGTATGGCGAATTGGGCCGTACCATTTGGGAATCGGAGAATAGGAAAGACGTTGATGAGAACATGAACAAGTACGTGGAGAACACAGTACCTCTGGTCAATACCTTCAATGAATCCACAATCCTGCAACATATCCTCCACTACAAGGGGCAGGGGTATAGCGAAGACCAAATTAAAGAAGGTCTTGTAAAACTCTGGGGCGAAGAGTTATCGAGTAAAAATAATTACGGAAGTTACGATGACGAGATCCGCGACAAGGCGGCTAAGGAACTGGAATTCAGAACCAAGCCACTCGAAGCGAAACTCGCCAAATTAGAAGAAGAAAGGCAAATTGAGCAAACCCAACGCCATAACAACGTAGTGCTCCAAAAAGCATTAGCCGGTTCTGGCATTACAAGGAACCTCACTGAAGCCGAAACACAAAGATTAGTAAATAACTTAGCGACCATGTACCCTGGTCAGGATTTGAGGAAAAAGATGTTCGACGATAATTTGGCTAACATTCTAATATCGGCAACATTCAAATCCGAACCTATCAGGAAGAACTCGCAAGTGAAAGCTATAACCAAGGGCACGAGAATACCTAGAATCCTCAGCGGGAAGGGTGGCATACGAGCCACATCAGGTACCATGAAGGGGAAAGAGAAAACGGAAAACGTGTCTATGGAAGAAAGAATTCAAAAGAAAAATTCGTTTTTTAGTTAATTCACGTTCCATTTTATAAGGGAAAAAGATGAACAATTACAGAAACTCAAACAGACCGGGGCCACGTACCTCGCAGACAATCGATCCAAAATCGGTGATGCAGGATATCTCCTACAGCATTAAGACGTTGTCTCCAGAGTCCGCACCCCTCATGGCCATTAGTGGCAAGTTCGGTAAAGGAGCACCACCAAAAGGCCATAAGATTTGGGTCGTCCAAGAGCATCTATTCGATGATATCGACTACTGTTCAACAGTCGTATATTGCGAAGACCATGTCGCAGCTTGGAAGAGATACGCATTATTGACACTGGATCAAGCATCAAGACCAGATGTAAACGATGTTGTATATTATTCGCCACAGGATACCCTCTACCTGGAAAGCACAGGCCAGAACGTAGAAGTGGTAATGACTCCATCAGCCTCGATCCGCACCGGATTGGGAACCACTGATTTCTTCTCTATCAATGACAACATTTATGGTGGTGCAACTGGAACAGTATCCAGAACACCAGCCGGAACCATTTTGGTCCGCAATGTTGAGCCATACGCATTGAGAAGATTCACTACAACTTATACCGTATTCATGGGTAGAACAATCTTCGAGTCCCAGGATATCGAAGCAACACCAAAGCAACGCGACTTCATCTGGGATTGCAACTTTGTCGAGCACAAAGAAGCAGTTATTGAGATGACAGAAGATCAGAAGAGTCTAATCCAGACTTACCATAAAGTCCCAGATTGGAATCATCAGCAGACGAGAATGATCGAAGAGTTCAAACGCGAAATTGAAAGAAAGACAATCTTCGGCGTTCGCGAATTCGACGGCACTGTATCGGCTCGCCCGAAACACTTCATGGGCGGTGTGCTTAACTCCATTAAAACTAACGTATCCTTCTACGATCCAACTATGGCGCCAGGCGAAGCATTTGAAAAAATGATTCAGTGGTTCATGTATGAACAAGCCTTCCGCTATAACCCAGGTGGCTCACAGAAACTCGCAATTTGCGGCGGTAAGTTCTTAATGAAGTTTAACCAATCCTTCGCAGCCTATAGAAGAACAACCAGCTTGAAAGTATCTGGCGATGTTGGCTTCAATATCGATGCTTATGACTTCATGGGCAACACACTCGGCATGATCAACTATCAGGGCTTCCGTCAGGGAACCCCAATGGAAAATTGGTGTTTGGTGGTCGATCCAGGATTGATGGAATGGCGCGTTAAGAGAGAATTCAATACAAGAGAATACGATCTACCAAACCAGCGCATGTATAAACTCATGACTGAATGGCAGGGAACTATTGCCTTCCAATTGGAACAAGCACACGCATTATTGAGAACAGTGTAATTTTATAAAAATAAAGGAGTTTTAAAATGGCGCGTTATATAAGTCAACACGACAAACTCATGCTTCTAAATACCTTCAACGGGGATCTGATCCACTTGTTCGACCAAGGGATTTTGATTGTTGGAGATCCCACTACAAATGGGGGAGCAGCAAACGTGATAGACCCAACATCCTTGCCGCACTTATTCGCAACTGACTTAGATGGTAGCGGGACAGCCCACGACCTTGAGCATGTTGGTTTAGGTTCTTTAAACGGCAAAGATTATGGGGGAACATCGTTAGCCAAAATGGCATACGGCTATAGAGGAAAGTTCTTCATGGCTAACCCAGTAGTGGCAGGCACAGAGACCATTCTCGCTGGCCAGCGCTGGCAGGTAACATCCGGATCAGTAACCTATGGTGGTGTCGCATATTCCAGAGGGGATGTTGTTGAAACCACTTATGGCACTAACTTCGTGAATGTATCAAGCGGACGAGTTGCACCTTATCTACCATTAGATTTGGTCAACGCATGTAATGCTTTCAGAGAAGAAGAGTACAAGATTAAAAATCTTAAAGTCGGCGATGAAGTCAACGGTTATTGGGATTGGAATACTGGTTACACAGCACGCAATAGCGTAGATCCTAACAGCGATGATTTCATAGGTTATGTAAGAACCTAATCATAAACAAATAAGGGAAAAATTATGTCACAGAACAATCCAGCAAGGCCTTTCCCCGGCAAAAAACCGGCTCAGGCTATAGCACCTGGCACACTTGACGTGAAAAAAGAACTTGAAGGTAATGCGATTCCCGTAGTAGAAGTTGCTGTACCAGCTCCTCCTGCTGACGGGATTGCGCTACCAGATAGTACGCCAGTTGAAAAAATTACATTCTTATCACTACATAGGTCACCTATGTTCTTTACGGATCCATTAAAACCAACAGAGTATATCCGCTTTAATCAAAGCATGTATTCTACGGCAGACCCGAAAGAGATAGAGTATTTGCGTAAAAGCCCTCAGCTCGAACAGGAGTATTGGGAAGGCACATACCCCGAATGGGTGATACAGAAAAAGAAGAAAGACAAGGAATCCATTAGCTTGGTTAATGAAGAAGAACCAACAGATTCTAATTAAGAGGTTTTAAATGGGAAGCAATAAAAATAGCGACATCAAAACCAGCGATCTATCTAATGGCTTACCTACTAAAAAGAAGGCTGTCCAGAAAAGACAAGAGAAAGACTTCTTCTTTTTAGGGAAGACAGCCGCGTCTATGGAAGCAAAGGCAGCGGCCCTTGATGCCCGGACGCAAATCGTAGACCTGTACGATACTTTGGCAAAAACTCAATTCCGCCAAATGATCCAAGAATTTGTGTTACAGGCATCGAATAAGCTAACTGATGTAGAAGCCGCTACTTATAGAATGAATAGTATGTTGGGCTCAGGTATGGGTGGACCACCACCGCTAGGCGTTGGGGATCCAATGGCTATGGGCGGGCCTCCGCCATTACCAGTTGACCCACAAGGGTTACCCCCGGGAGTCGGCATGGGACCCGAAGGCGGGCCACCACCATTACCCGTAGGAGCAGACGCAGGACCACCGCCACCCGCACCAGCTGGGCCTGGAGGCGGTATACCCATGTTCGGTTAAGGAGGCGCTATGAATGGCGATTCCTTGATTACACGGGTACGGCGCGTATTAAAAGATGAAGCGACAAATGTGGCGCAGGGTAATTTCTGGAGCGATCGAGAGATTATCCTTGCCATTAATGCCGCACAGAGTATCTTTATTAAGCACGCACTTGAGCTGGAATTACACTATCTCCTCGCACAACTCGTGCGCAAAACCGTATATTCAACCAGCGCCACCAATTATGTCTTCAGCCCTGAATGTTTCAGCTATATATCCGCACAAGTAGGAGATATAGATAACCTGAAACCGGCAAGGATATACATGGGAGGCGATGGCATGTACTACGAAAATACACACCACAAAGCAGTTATCTTAATCGGCAAAGATGTATATTTCATCGATGGCGCATACACTGACCCCAAAAATGGTTGGGGCGTGCTTCATTATTATACTTACCCTAGTTATATAGGGGCAACAAGCCTGGGAGATAATCCAAGCGCACCAATACCGCCAATCGTACCTAAGACCGATTGGTACAGTATAGACTTTGAAGACTGGGTATATAACGACGTGATTGCTAATCATGCCGCTGTTATATGCGGATTGAAGGAGACTACAAACCAAAGGGACTTCAAGAAATACAAAAGGGTTATGGGCGAGATGATGATGAACCCTGGTATATACGCCAATCACATATTAGAAGCAGAATTTACCGGGATAAAAAATAAAGTAGGACGGCCGAAAGAAGTACAAGGAGAGCAACAGAACGCGTGACAGCTTATGAAACCATATCGCTTGTAAGAATGTGTCTGGACGATAGCCAGGATTGGTATTTCCCGGACATTATAAAAGCCATTAGTGAAGCCCAAATCCAAATCACAAGGAAATATTACGCCTTGCAGGATGAAAGTTGCATCGCTCCTTTATATAGGAAGGATTGGTTCCTCGGGTACAATGATACTATCTCAGCCAGAGATACAAACAATGTTAAAATAGGCCCGGCTAACGTGATGTACCCAAGAGCAGTGAGGGTTTATAACAAAGATACAGATGCTCAATATAAGTCCGTAACCGCGACTTATATGGACTATTACAAGTTCATCAATATGAATTATCCATCCTACGAAGCTTATAATACAGTAGCGAACGCACCATTATATCCAAAGACAGCGGTATATACATTGAGTAAGGCACAGGAACAGCTAGACCCATTGCCTTTTATATTAACGCCAGTAACTAAGTTGCTATGGAACGCCACGCCGTTATTTAGCAAAGCAGATATATGGTATATAAAAGAGCCAACTTTTAACTACGATGAAGCGAACGCTAATCTCGATGGCGCGCTGGAACTACCGCCGGAGTATCACCCTGAAGTTTGCTTTATGGCAGCGGAAATGCTTAACGATATTGATGTGGCTGAAATGGAGAGAGGCGAAGTAGCCTTCCAGAACCAGAAGCTAAATGCCAATATGACAGGAGGCGATAATGCCTAATAGATTGCCATATTCTCCAGATATGCCATTGGAGCAAGGGAATATAGACCCTAATACAAGACCGATTACATGGAACCCAGATGGATCGTATTCAACCTATAATACAATAACTACTAACGTTAATGGGACACCTGTTAATTATCCGGGGGTTTCTTTGAACGGAGATAGGCGATTAAGTAGAGAAGAAGCATTTAAGCAATATCTGGACACGGGGAAGCATTTCGGTAAATGGGCATCATCGGACCAAGCGGCTAGGCAAGCAGAGTTATTGCATGAGAGAGGCGCAGAATTCTATGATCCATATGTCCAGAAATGGGGGAACTTAACTAGGCCTAATTATCCAGGCTGGCTACAAAATCAAATCCAAGAAGGGCAAGAATATTATAAAGCAGGAGATTGGGGCGTCCCACCTCAACAAACTGCACCCCCGCTGCCCCCGCCAGCATTATTGCCACCGCAATCAGATGCGCCTGGGGATTATTACCAGTGGGATCCAAGGGCGAAGTATGTGGCAGAAATGTCAAAATACATACGCGAGAATAATGCCGGCGGAGTAGAGAACAATGGCTTCAGGTCAGCCGATCCCAAAGACCCCGTAGCCAATGCAAAGCTAGCGGAATGGAACAAGCAGATCCGAAAGAATGGCTATGGCTTATATGCAGCATGGTGCGCGCTTACAGGAAAGACCGCAAATGACGCAGCGCAGGGTAATTTAAGCCCAGCTGAATACGAGTCCTTCAAGAGTGTATTAACGGGGAATTCAGCCAAGACATTGTCCCTAATTAAAAAGAATAAAGACTTTACGACAACAAGGAATAAGATCCCAGAATTCGACCAAAGCAAGCCAAACTACTGGACGCTCTCAATGACACCAGATAAGACGCACGAAGCCGGGCATCAGGCAGCGGTACAATGGGATCCCTATAATAAGAAGTTCTATTACATGGGTGGTAATGAGGAAATGTATAATGCGCAGGGGCAGAAGATACCTAATCCACAGGCACAGGGGATGCGACAGCAGGGGATAAACGTATTGCCATTCTCTTATGAGGATATGCCGGTGAACCCACACGGTAGCAGGCCAATTACATGGTCGCAATACAAGCCGCCACCACCATTAGTGCCAGTAAATGGATTAGCGAATAAATGATAATATACCAAAATATAACCCTGAGACAACTGATCGACGAGGTCGCGCTAAGAGCGACTATGTTCATTAATCCAATGAACTTCGATTGGGATACTCTTGTTATTATGGCGAATAAATCTATAAAAGAGGTATTGGTTAAGACATTACCCTATAAAGATTGGGCTTATGTAGAAACACTATATGTCAGTAATGGCACTATTTTGCCTCGTAGGTTTTTAAAAGCTATACGCGTGTTAATATCGGAAACTGGCGGGTCACCGTTCAACGAAGCCCGTTATGTAGATGTGAAAGAATGGTATTCAGTCACTAATTGGCAAAGGAAAAGCGCATGGAACATGGCATCTTTAGAGCGGCCTATTTACACGTTGTGGGGGTACTTAGTAACGCCTGCGACACCTTCTCTCAATACAGCGCGAGTTTCGATCCATTTGGCCCCAAACTCGGGTGGACAGACAGGGACAGCACCGCCAGGGATAGAATATTATACCGGCGCGGACATGTCCGGGATAATGGAATGTTACACAGTCCCCGCAGATTTAGTAGGCGATGCAGATGTAATCCCTATACCAGCAGAATTCGAGGAATTGGTAGTTCTTAATACCTTATTGAGGTGGGTGAGCAAAGTAGCCGATACACAAACCCTATTAGGGATACAGAGGCAAATTGCCATTGAGCGCCAGAAAATAACAGAAAGATACATGGAAAAACAGAGGACAGAAGATAGAGAGCTAGCTAGCTTTACCGATCCGGTGCCACCGTTTTTCGACAGGAAACCAACAACAGGGGAATTGCCAGCTAATCTTATTGGGGGTCAGCAATGACATCGATAGAATATTTAGACGAGATTAAGATAAGACTAGAGCGAGAAGATGTAGCGGCTAATAGTAGCGACCAGCTAATCATGACTTATCTTAACAAGGCGCGCAAGCAGGTACAGGATATGACCCTGCCATTGTTCCCGGAACGGTATGCAAAAATACTCCGGATCACAACGGTAAATCAGGGGCCAGAGTTAAACTTATCCCCAGCGGTATCTTATTCGGGGAGCCCGATGTATGTATATAGAGTTGCCTTGCCGGATGATTTCATAGATGCTTACGAAGTTATCGTTATGTGGAAGGACGCGACTACGGATGTGACTTATCGGCAACAATGCCGGAGAGTCCCGAAGAGCGAATATTGGAACGTACAAATGAACGCGTTCGCTGTCCCTACACCAGATAGGCCAATATATACACTAGAGCAGGCGCATAATCCAATCAGTAAATCTATATTGGTCTCTGGCTTAAATTGGCTGGATGAGAACGATGCGAACCATACCCTATACCAGGACGCATGGGGGAACCAAGTCCATTTTGAGATATGGTACACAGCCGTGCTCCACGCCATAGAGTTGTACGATGAGACTCAGACAGTGGAAACAGAGGTAACGCTACCGCCGGATGTGGATGAACTTGTTATTAATTACACTATACAGTATATACTACAAAACACAGAAAAGACATATACTCTCGATTAGTTAAGGGT